CATCTTTCCATTCATCTTATTAATATTTATTAACCCAGTCCAGATTGGAATCTTATGAATTCAATTGCATTCTTAATTTGATACGTTCGATTTCCAACTTGCTTCAGAATACTTTCAATATAAACAAGCATTGTTTCATAATAATCAATCTTCAAACAAACTTGAGATAGTTTTTGATCTGCATCGAGATACTTCTGCATCGTTTCTTTATCTCGAATTTTTTTAGGGAACGGACTATCAATATAAACTTCTGGATCTGCTTTACCAGAATAATACTCATATCTTTCATGACGAATATTTCTCTTTTGCTGTTCTGCTTTTTTTCTTAAAAGTAAAATGTTATTATAAAGTTCAAAATATTTTGCATGGAGTGTTGGGATGTTTAAAGATTCTGTATGAAGATTATCCACATCAATCTTTGAATCTTCCTCCCACATTCTTTGTATAGTGTCAAGGTCAAAACTCATAGTTTATTTCCATTCATATCAGTTATATCATATACAGTATACTTGAAAGTTACCTCCGCAGTCAAATATTCAATATCAGTGTCAGTTGCATCAAACTGTAAATTAGATATTGAATATGGCCAAAGATCTTTAAATTTTAATTTAAAATTTGGTTTACTTGAACTTGTCAATACATGAAGAGTTCCATCTGAATAGATGTTCATCAACTTTGTATCAGTTGTGTCAACATATTCCTGTTGATTCTGTAAGGCATAGATTTCTTGTAGACTTTCTGGAAATCCGAGTCCACGAATCCAATTCTGAATCTCCATATAATTCTCAAGATTTTCATCAACTAAAAACCTAAGCGTTAAATCATCAAACTCAATCTTATCGCCAGGAGTATCAATGTTCTTGAGATATGATGGTTGCACCGCAATCCCTAAATTGAGACCAGGAATGTTTGCAGAGTTTGAAAAAAATGCAACCTTAGGTGATCTATTTAATGTAAACTTAAAACCTACGGGAGATAAAAAATTTCTATTTTGTATCTGCGTAGAAAATGCGTTTCCAGTAGCCATTTTTATTTCTATTTAGAATAAAAAAGGGACCCTTTCGGGTCCCCAGTATAACCTTTGTGAAATGGATCACATGAGGTTCTTAACTGCAACGCGACGATAGTAGCGGTTGCTGTTAACACGCAGTCTTCCGAGACCCTGGTTTGTACCTTCAGCGAATGGGTTGGCAACAATACCGTAACGGGTCTTGAAGCCGATTTTTGGCTGGAAGGAGTTCTCACCAACGGCACGAACCATTTGGAGAGGAACATATGGGCAATAGAAGAGACCTGCATCATAAGGCGAAGAACCCTTATAACCAACAACGTAGTACTGGTTGGATCCTTGTGCCAGACCGCTGTTATCAGCAGCCAGGTTTGCCGAATATGGGTCGATATATACGCGATACTTACCTTGGATTGTACCAGCGAAGGTGTTGCCGGTATCATCAACGTTCAGGTTAGCGTTGAGTGCAGGGGTGTAATCGAGAACACCAGCCATGGTCAGTGCTGAAGCAACGTCAGCAGAGCACATGATGATGTTGCCCTTGCCGCGACGAGTTCTCTGAGCGATTCTGTTTGCATCTCTTTCGATTTGGAACAGAAGACCCTTGAACTTTTCAACGGACCAACGACCGTTGGAGTCGATGTCGAGGTCGAATACACCAGCGGTAGCGGTGTTTTCTACAGCACCTTGCTCAGCAATCTTGTAGATGGTTCTGATAACTTCGCGGTTGATTTCAGCAAGAATCTCGGTTGAGAGAATGTTTGCTAATTCAGCCTCAGCATTCAGACCGTGGATTGCCTTGAGGTCTTGAGCGAGCTCGAGTGAGTACTCAGCCTTCAGTGCGCGTGACTTAGCAGTTACAGTGACTTTCTCGATCGAGAATGCCATCTGGTTGAAAGCGTTGCTTCCGCTATCCAGATTCTCAGCATCGCCAGTTGGCATACCTGAACCTACGTTGTACGCGGTTGAGGTTGCAGTACCAACAGGGTTCAGGATTGAAGGGTTGGTGCCACCCTGAGCAGTTGTACCGATACCAGCAGCAGCATCAGCGAAACCACCAGTAACATCGAATCCAGCATCTTGACCAGAGAATGCGGTATCAACTTCGTTGAAGAAGGTCTCAGAACCGCTCTGGTTGTTGTAGCGGGAACGCATTGCGAAGATGAGTCCAGTAGGACCACTCATTGGTTGAACGCCAGCCAGGTCATAAGCGACCAGATTTGGCATTGAACGACGGATCAGCGAGATCAGAACTGGGTCGAAACCAGCGGTAGGACCAGCAGCAGCAGATCCACCAGTGAAACCACCAGTACCGGTTGAGTTGGTTGGTGATTCCATCAGGCTCATGCCTGAGGAGAATGATGCTTCCTCACGGAGGAATTTTTCTTGGTTTTCTAACAGGACGGCGGTTACCGCTCTACGATGGGAATCTTTGATTTGATCAAGACCCTCATAGTTGAGGAGTGGTGCCCACTTTTCCTGCAGATGTTCTGCGTTGAACATTTGCGTGTACCTTTGTGAATGTTTGCGTTTGATTAATCTTAAATTCAGTTTTTAGCAACTGCTTGAAGCGTTCTCAGATATGCAGCCATTGGACCTGAAACGGATTCAGGTGACTGGTCTACACCCTCAGAGAGAGTTTCAGTGTGTGCCTTTGGAGTTTTATTCGCTGGGAAATATGATTCCTTCAGCATCTCCAGTTTTTCACGATATTCTTCCTCACTTTCAAACTCAACACTTTCGGCAAGTGAAGCGAGCTTTTCTTTCTGAGTAACAGCAAGTCCCTCAGAAACTTGATCTAAAATCCCATCAGCAACCGACTCTGCGAGACGCTTGTTAAGGGAAACGTTTTTCTCAATTTGCTCGTTGAGTTTTGTCTCCATTTCATCAAGTTTTTCTACCATGCTCTCTAAAACATCATATTTATCTTCAGGGATTGAAACATAATGATCTTCAAAAAGTCCTCTCATTCCTTGGAGGAATGATTCGGTCATTTCGGTCTTAAGACCGTGCTCAATTGCGAGTTCGTTTTCTACGAACCACTCTTCTGAAACGTATTCGAGATAAGCATCGACACGCTCAGCGAGTGCTTCTTTGATAACTTCTACTTCTTCTACAAGTTTTTGCTCATATTGAGCTTCGATTGCTTCTTTAATTTCAGCAACCTTAGACTTCAGAGCAGCTTCAAAGATGGTCTTTGCTTTTTCTTTGAAACCTTCGGAGAGTTCTTCTCCACCGAGGAGTGCATTTACATCATCTTCGATTTGGAATGACTCTTCCATCTCTTCTTCCTCTTCCTCTTCTTCCTCTTCTTTTTTGCTTTCTTTCTTTTCTTCTTCGTGCTTAGCTTCTAAGAGTTCTTCTTCATCCTCTTCAACTTCTTCCTTCATACCTTTCATAGGATCGGCAGACTTAGCACCCTTATTGACAACATCTCTGACTTGCTTCAGAGTTGCACCAGGAGTCTTCAGCTTTGCTGAATCATCATCGGGGCGATAGTTAGAAGGATCTGGACCACCAAGATCTTCTACATGTCCAAGTTGTGTACCTGGATCTGCCATATGAGGCATCGATTCCGCTGCCTTAGCATTTGCATTTACGGCAGTTTTGGATTGTGTAGTGCCTACTTCCATTTCTTGTAATTGTTTGCCACGAGACATTTGAACTCTCCGTTTAACCTTTGGTTATAAACTATATTTATTTATAATTTGACAAATTACAGATTATTTAAGAAATCGTTGAACAGATTCAGTTTCTGCTCATCCAATTTCTTTTGATCAACAAGAGTATTAATTCTCTTGTAGGTCTTTACAGCATACTTTTCACGAAGAATGCCGCCATCCCAAACCCATTCTTTACCTTCCATAATTCCAGATACAAATGCATCAGGAGCAGAAGGATCCGCTACGATATCTGCAGCGGTTGCAAGCATAAAGTCTTCTCCAACAACATTGATTCCTTCACGACTAACGCGAAGAGAACCAACACCACGAGAAGAAACACCTAACTTAACACCTTCAGAAATCAGCGATTCTGCAATTTTTCCCATTGGTGTATTCAGGATTTTAGCCTTACCAATGAAGTTAGAACCACTTTCACGAAGAGAAGTAATTTTATGCGAAACTCTATCAAGATTTACAGTAGGACCATCTGGGTGACCGAGTTCTCCAAGTGCTCTTCCAGCCATAACATGGTTTTCGTTATAACGAGCAACTTCACGACGAAGAGTTTCCATAGGATACATACGACCATTGCGGTTCTTGATATCCCCTTGAAGGAAAACGCCTTCAATATACAGTGACTTTTTACCGTTGCGCTCTTCAACGATAAACTCTACTGATTCGATTTCTTCCCTGATGAGTTTCATTATGCTTGACCTGTAATTTGAACTTGTTGTGTATAAAGGATTCCAGCACCAGTATCGGTAATGGCTGCAACTTTAATGGAGTTTCTCAAAATTGCATCTGGATCACTAAATGCTGTAGCAATTCCTGAAGTAGTAATTGCAATTCCAATTCTTGTTGAAAAATAACCACTCCGATTTGAAGTATTGAATACTTCAGTTACAGGCCCATGAACAAAATTATAATAAGTTTGCTGAGATGCAGTCAGGCTTACATAATCTCCAATGCCAAAAGGTGATGCTTGGCCTTCTGGAAAATCGATATAAGTTGTGGTTGCCCCAGTAGTCACACCAGAAACTCTTGCAGAACCATTATCAATTGCAAGAGTTGCAGAAGTTCCAGCTGGAACACAATAATCGCTAAGAGTTGCAGTTGGCTCAGTTCCAATTGCTACAAACGCATTTGCGCCAGTTGCAACTATTCTGAGAGTATTGCTTCTCCCAGAGAACGCTGCTGATTTTGCTGATGTTGTGGATGTGGCAAAAGAAACTCCAGATCCAACTGGTCTATGTGTCATTATTCGTATAATACATTTATTAGTTATTTATAAATTTGCAATTATAGCATTATTATACAGAGACTACTGTAAGAATAATTGATGGAATAGCAGGAACAACTCCACTTGCGTTCCTTGCTTTGATTTCAACGTGAATATCAGTAGAACTCCACATAAGTTCATAATAATCATTCGCAGAAGCAGATACTACATAATTCCAAGCAGCAATTGCTTCTGATGATGTTCCCTGAACTGAAACTTCTCCTGCACTATTTGGGATATCTGTCCCATTTTTTTTCAACCAAATATAAACGTGAGCCTGAGAACCTTGTGACTTATCAATTTGTAAAGAAAATTGAATATTATATATTCCAGAGTTTGCAATGACAATATGAGAACTATTTGCTATTGATACTTGATTTGATATATCAGTCGTATTGATTGTAAATGGTTGATATGTATTGACGCCTACTACATTTTGTGTTGTGGTATCATAAAAACTTCCATAATATCCTGTAACAATACCAACAATATTTCCTGAATTAATAGTTACAAACTCAGCTTCATTTGTAGTTGAGTTCCATTGAAGAAATTTGTCATCATAAAAACTTGAATTTGTTGCAACACCTACAACATCATCCAAGTATCTTAATCTCGTTTCCCCACCGCCACCTAATGTGGAAAGTTGTTGTTGAATGCGATTGATGAATAACTTATAATGCTGTTGAAGCTGATCTAAAGTTACAAAATTTTGATTAAGTGGAGTAAGAGGATCTGAATTTTTCTCATTGGAGGGAATATTTAATAATCCTTCTTTGATATATTTTTTAGTATCTTGTTGAGGTTCTGGGTTAATGATATTTCTAACAATATCATTAATACCCTTTACCCCCTCTTCCACTTCTTCAATAATATTATCAACTAATTCTTGTTGATCTTCTTTATATTTATTTTCTGTAAGTTTGCGAAGTATATTTTCTACGACATCATTTGCGTCAATAATTTCGGAGATAAATTTATCTTCTTC